ACCCGTGGGCCGTGGCGGACGCCCTGAGCGCCATCACTTGGCCCGAGATATCTAAAACCGCTATGACGCGCCCAATGGCTATGACGGTCCCGGCGTGTGCCCGTGGCCGCAATCTGATTACGTCGACGATGGCCGGCGCCCAGCTGCTCGCGTGGCAGGGCACGCAACTATCGACCGCGCCCGCGTTGTTTGACCAGCCGGACCCGGACCTGCCCCGCGCAGTGACTATTGCGTGGACCGTTGACGACCTGATTTTCTACGGTGTGGCCTATTGGCTGATCCTTGACCGTGACGTACTGGGCTATCCCACGGCCGCGCGACGCGTGGACCCTAACCTGGTCGACGTCACAACGGATGGGATCGTGGAGGGCATCAACGGTCAACCCGTTAGCGGCTCCGACGTGATCGTATTCCCCGGGCTCCACGAGGGGATCCTGGCCTACGGGGCGCGTGAACTCCGAACCGCCTTCACCCTGTCTGACGCGGCCCGCCGTTTCGCCTCGGTGCCCCTGCCCGCCCTGGAACTCCACGACCTGTCCGAGGATGGCCTGAGCGCTGAGGAAAGACTGGCGCTCGTGGACGACTGGACGCGTGCCCGCGAACTTTCAGGGGTGGGCTACACAAACCGATCACTAGAGGTCAAAACCCACGGCTGGTCCAGCCGGGACCTCCAGCTCGTCGAGGCCCGCGCATACGCCGCGGCCGAGGTCGCCCGGGTTATGGGCATCCCCGCCGCGATGTTGGACGCCTCGCAGTCCGGGTCCTCGGTGACATACAACAATCTCCAGGACGCCCGCCGCGACTTTACGGACTACACCCTCAGCACCTACACCACGCCTATCGAGCAACGCCTCAGCATGGACGACATCTCTAGCCCCGGCGTGATGGCAGTGTTTGACCTTGACTCCACGATCCTTCGCGCATCGTTCGCGGACCGGATGGCCGCGTACCAGGTGGCCATCGCGTCCGGTGTGTACACGGTTGACGAAATCCGGCGCCGCGAAACCGGAACCCCTGGAACGGTGACCCGATGACCACCATCTACTTGACAGCATCCGACGCCCCCGTGGCGTCCATTGACGGCCCCGCCCGTACCGTTCACGCCACGATCCTCCCGTGGGACAGTGTCGCAAATACCTCGGCGGGGCCGACCCGTTTCGCCCGTGGCTCGGTGAACATCACCGCCGCCCAAAATGTGGCATGGCTGATGGAGCACGACCGGAACCGCCTAGTGGGCCACGGGCAGTCTTTTCTCGATACACCCGCGGCGCTCGTGGGAACTTTCACAGCGCCCGACAACTGGGATACAGAACTCCAGGCCGCACATATGCGTTCGGGCTGGTCTGTCGGTGTAGACGTGATCCAAGCGTCAACCGACCGCGACGGCGTCCTCGTCGTTAGTAAGGCAATACTGAGAGAGGTTTCATCCGTTAGTGTTCCCGCATGGGACGCCGCCCGCACCATAACCAACCCCGAAGGATAACAAAATGAGCAAGCGCCAAACCCCGCGCCGGCTAACCGCTAGCGCACACCTGACCGGCGACGCCGGCACCCCAGCCACCACGGTTGAGGAAATCGCGGCCTCAGCTGCCGCCTCCGCTATTGCCGCGACCGCCGTGGCACCTGAACCAACCCCCGCCCCCGTTGAGGAAACCCCTGCCCCCGTGGCAGTGGCCGCAGCACAGGCCCCCGTCATCGCTGCCCGCACGTCGCCACGCTTGACCACAGCACAGGCCGCCTCCATGGTCGCCCAGGCTAACCGTGGCGAGATCCCGATGGGTCAACTCCAGGCCGCCCTTACGGACATCACCTACACCGCCAACGCTGATGTCTACCCTGACACCTGGTTGGGCCACGTGTTCGAGGGCATCAACTACCAGCGCCGTTTCGTGCCAGCAGTGGCCGCCGGTGCGCCCGTCACGTCCCTAAAGGTCACCGGGTGGCGCTGGAACGTCGCCCCAGCCGTTGACGACTACGACGGTGACAAAGAGGCCGTAGCATCCAACGCCGCGACGACCGAGGCCATCGAGGTCCCCGTCAAGCGCCTCGCCGGTGCGCACGACATCGACCGCGCCTTTTTCGACCTGGGCTCCAGTGACTACGTGATGGGCTACTGGGCCGCGATGGCAGAGTCCTACGCCCGCCTGTCGGACCAGTACTGCTACACCGAACTTGAGGACCAGGCAACGGACACCGGAACCAACGCGACCCCATTGGGCACAATCGTCCAGGCCGCGATGAGCGTTATGCCGATCGGCACCCCGTCGTTCATTGGTATCTCGACCGAGGTTTATGCCGCGATGGCAGCGGTCAACACCCAGGAGGCTCTCGCGTTCCTCGGTGGCTCACTGTCGTTTGACGGTACCGGATCGTTCGGAAATACGTCCCTCTTCGTTTCCGATTTCGTCGCCGCAAATACGGTCATCGCCGGCACCCGCGCCGCCGCATCGTTCCATGAACTCTCGCCAGCGCTGCGCGTGAACGTGGCAAACGTGGCGAACGGCGGCATCGACGCCGGACTGTTTGGGTACTGCGCCACGGTCGTAAATCAGCCTGCGGGCCTCGCAGTCGCAACGCTGGACCTGCCGTAATCACCCCAAACCGCTACGCGCTCCGGGCCTCCCAGCGCGACGCGTAGCCCCCAGGTGCCGGGACTCCCACCCCCGAGAGTCCCGGCACCACCCACCCGAAAGGATCACCATGGCTGAGCCGTTAGTCACGGGCGAGGACGTCCGCAACTATCTGCGACTCCAGGACTCCGCCGACGCGGCATGGCTCCAGGACGCCGCGGACGCGGCCACGGATTACGTCAACTCACTGTCACACGTCGACGCGACAGTGTGGGACTACCGGACCCGCACCGGCGCCATCATGCTCGCCGGGCGCCTTTACTCCAGCCGCAACGCACCACTGGGCGCGGCAGGTTTCGACTCCATGGGTGGCGTCATCTCAGCTAGGACCGATCCCGAGGTGGCCCGCTTGCTCCGCATCGGGCGCTACACCCCGCCAGCAGTTGACGGGCCGGTGATCGTGGAGTGAGCGGCACCTACGCGACGGTCATGGGCGCTATGTGGGACGAGATCAACGCCCTGGGCTTACGCGTCACCGATGACCCTATGAGCGTGAACCCGCCATGCGTGGTTATTGACCCGCCCAGCATCGAGCGCCTGACGATGGGGCACTACAACATCCGCCACCAAGTCCACATCGTCGCCCCAGGTGGCACTGGAACCGCTGACGCACTAGCCACCTTGGACTCCATGCTCGACATTTTGGTCGACGCGCTCGACCCGTCAAGCATCGAACCATCCACCTACACCCTCGGGAGTACCGGCGACGGTGCCCCAGCTCTAACCCTCACCCTGGAAAGGTCTAATTAGAAATGACGATCACCGACTCCCGCGTACGCGCCGGCGAACTTATTTTGGACGGCGACTCTTACGCCACCCAGCCAACGAACGTGCGCATCACGCCATCGCACGACTCCGACGGCGACCGCATCGAGGTCCTGGACGGCTCCGAAATCCAGCCCACCTACCGTCGCCGCAACACCCTGAACCTTGAGGCCATCCAAGATTTTGACAATGACGCCGGCCTGATCGCCCTGTCATGGGATCAAGACATGAACACGATCCCGTTCAGCTGGACCCCGGACCCCGTGGGCCCCACTTACTCCGGTGACGTCCAGGTCCTCGCCATCGAGGTCGGCGGCGTAGTCGGGGAACGTCTGACCACGACGGCGGAGTGGGAAATCATTGGCGCCGTCACTGTCACGCCTTACGTCCCGGCCTAAACCATGGCCCTTGACGCGACAGTCAAAATCGAGGGCCTAGCCAAACTCCAACGCGAACTAAAGCAAGCCGGCGAAGATATCCAAGACCTGAAAGACGCCAGCACTAAAGCCGCGCTGATCGTTTTGGCTGAGGCCAAACGAACCGCGCCCGTCCGCTCCGGGGCGCTGAAAAAGTCACTCCGTAAGAGTGTGACAAAGACCAGCGCCGGCGTGCTCGGTGGGAAGGCCCTAGTGGTGCCCTACGCCCAGCCGATTCACTGGGGATGGCCTAAGCGCGGCATCCGAGAGAACCCGTGGGTGTCACGGGCCGCAGTGATGACGCAACCGCAGTGGCTACCGGGCTACATCGCGGAAATAGACAAAGCGACAGCGAAAGTAAAGGGGGCTCCAGGTGGCAGGTCCCGCTAATCTCAGGATCAACATATTCGCCAACGCGAAACAGGTCGGCAAAGAACTAAACAAAACGAAAAAAAAGTTTGACGGGTTCGGCAAGGGCCTAAAGATCGCCGGCGCCGGTATCGGCGCAGCTGTCGGCGCGGGTTTCGCCGTGATCATCGACAGCGTGAGAAAGGCCGCCGAGG